TCAAGAGCGTGTTGTGCTCGCGAAGCCGCAAGCGGCTCAGAATCGGGGTGACCGGTTTCGATAATGTGGTCGAATGTCTTGCGGTTCGCGAAATTTCTTCCGAAGTCAAAGATAATCGCTGGCTGGCGCGAATAAAATGCGGTAGTGTGCGGTTAAAGTCGATACAAACATTGATTCGGAATAGATTTAGGCCGAATTGATATGTGCGGAAACGATCGATGCAAGGCTGCCACATCGCCTTGGGGTTTTGTTCCAGGCTGAGATGTGACGTGAAGCGTTTGAGAAACCGTGTCATTCTGGCAGCGGCAGCAACGACGGCGTGCATCATATCTCGTGCGCGTTCAACCAGACCACGGCCATCACCGGCCCGACCCTCCGGCTTTATCTGCAACTGCTCGACGGCGCGACAGGTCAGTGCGCCATCGTGTTTCGCACGGACGGCGCGATCCTGCTGACATCAGCGACACCTGGAGGCACTGTGCTGGCGACATACGCCAATGCCTTCACGGCTGCCAGCACTTGGTATCAGTTCGAGTTCGAGGTCGTCATCAACAACACGACTGGTCGCTTTCGTGTCCGCAGGAACGGCAATCCCGTTGACGACTTCGACAGCGGTGCAGTGCTGAACACGCGAGGCGGCACGGCGAACAACTACGCGAACCGGTTGCAGGTGGGCGCTAACACGTCGGGATCGACGGTGCACAACATCGACGATTTGTTATGGCGCTCCGACGCGGCGAGCGTGCCATGGGTCGGCGACATCAAATGCATCACGAGGATGCCGGCGTCCGATGTGGCGGTGCAGTTCTCCAGAACACCGACCGGTGTGGTAATGCAAAGCGTCGCTGGAAGCGGGGCCAATAACGCTATCATAGTGGGGGGCGCCTTTCTGCAACCATATACGTGTTCCTACAACGGCGCGATTACGAGCATCATGATCGCTACCTATGGCGCCGCCACGGGCAATATAAAGGGGGCGGTATGGGCTGATAACAGTGGAGCCCCTGGGGCAGTGCTGGCTTCCTGCCCCTCCCAAGCGATGGTTTCCGGTAACAATGTCTTTACACTATCGGTGCCGTTAAACGTCACGTTTGGACAGAAGATCTGGATCGGTGCGTGCGCCGACACTGGTGGGGGCAGTTGGAATACTAACAGTGCCATTATGAACGGCGCCAGCGGAACAGTAGGTTTCTCTACGTTTCCTCAAGCCAGTCCGAGTGTTGGCCTCGGCAATCGTCAGCTGGGCAGTAACTTTGTCTACACCGCCGCGTCAGGAAACTGGCAGGCGGTAGCCGAACCCCAGCAGGACGCCGCCACCAGCTATGTCTACGACGCGACGCCAGGCAACCAGGATCTCTACACCATCGCTAGCATCCCGAGCACGCCGGCCAGCACGATCGCGGTGACGACGCGCGCCCTTATGGCCAAGTCTGACGCGGGCACACGCACAGCAGCGGTGCAACTCAAGAGTGGTGCTACCACAGTCGCATCGCCAACGCTGACACTCACCACCGGCTGGCAGTGGGCGTGGCGATGTGATGTGACGAACCCGGCTACTGGTGCGGCGTGGACATCGACGGCAGTCAACTCCCTACAATGTGGACCTAAGACAATCGCATGACGGACACACGGACCACACAGGTGATTGCTGAACACTGGTTCACTACCAGCCCTGATGCACAGATCACAATCGTCGTGATCGAGCACTGGGCGACGGTTGAGGAAGGTCCACCGCCACCTGAGCCGAGTGCCAACAATGTGCGCGTGATGGTGCTGGCGTGATGAACAGAGTGAGGACCGTATGCTAGACTTCCCTACTAGTCCAACAGTTGGTCAGTCCTATCCAGGCCCTAGTGGTGCAGCTTGGCTGTGGGATGGTGCGAAGTGGATCAGTGCAACATCTGGTGTAGTGGCAACGTATGGTAATGTAGGGCGCAATCTGATCCATAACGGCATGTTCAACGTGGCGCAGCGTGGTGCAGGGCCGTTTACCATCGCGCCGGCTGGTGTTGTCGTTCACACCGCCGATCGTTGGGCAGGCATTATCGGTGCCACTGGTGATGTATTGTCTGTTGCAATAACCATGCACAACGATGCTAACAGAGCAGCAATCGGGGATGAGGCTGCCATACAATTCATCTCATGTGGCCTTGCCGGTGGCAGCGGTGCGGACTGTCTTGTAGAGATGTTTCATCGCATAGAAAATGTGCGCCGGCTTGCAGGTAAGTCTGTGACAGTTTCCTTCTGGGCAAATAGCAACAGCGGTCTGAGCATCGGCGTCAAGCTACAACAGTTTTTTGGGCTGGGTGGATCTCCATCCACACAGGTCGCAGTGAGCACGCAAACAATAGTCACGACTACGACGTGGACACGTTATGCACTGACATTTGCTATGCCATCGGCTAGTGGCAAGACATTCGGCACAGTCGCCGGGACTGATTACACCGTGCTGCAATTCTGGTTTTCGTCAGGCGCGACGAACGCGCCATTTGTCGGCGTTGGTGTGCAGAGCGGCACCATCAACCTCTGGGGCGTGCAGCTTGAGGTCGGCACCGCTGCGTCGCCGCTGGAGAAGCGCACGCCGCAGGAGGAACTGGCGGAGTGCCAGCGGTATTATCAGACAGGCAGTCTTTTGTGGGGCGGCGCTATCACAAGCGGCACATATTATACGAGTAGCGCGTTGCATGTAGCGATGCGCGCGTCACCAACCGTTGTTGGCGTGAATGACGTATCGTCAGGCTTTAGTGCCAGGACATTTACTGCACTGAATCAGGGATGCGTCTATATGTCGGCTGCGGTAGCCACCCCAGGTGCTGGGACGCTTAATAGTGCATTCACCGCCAGCGCCGACCTCTGAGGACAACGCACATGCCACAGCCATACCAACTCGTCGTACAGCTTCCAGGCACAGAGATACAGACAGTGCAACGTACGTCAGACGGTGCATTCATTCCATTCGATCCTGCCAACAGAGACTACCAAGAGTACTTGGCATGGCTCGATGAAGGCAACGAGCCTGACCCTGCACCTGAGCCTGCGAAGGTAGAGTAATGTATCTCACTAAGACAAGTGGCAACCTCAATCCTAGAGGTGAACAGCCACAGTCTAACTTGCAGATCAGCACTGTTAGGTCATTCGAAGGTGGCCTCAATGTCACTGACACTGACCTCAACATGTCACCGAAGTATGCCAAGGTCCTAGACAACTTTGAGCGTGGCACTGATGGCAGTCAGGCATTGCGTCCTGGCACTGTGATGGTGACGAACCAAATAGCTGACACGACAGACATTGTGAACCATGTGTACTTCGCTGGCTTCATCTGGACAGTGCAGACATCAGGCAACATCTGCACAGTCGATGGTGCAGGCAATGTGACAGTGAAGCACAGGTTCCCTGGTGATGCAGTGCCATGGCCTGCTGGTGTCACGACAGTAGACTTCACTATCTTCAACAGTGACCTGATCATCGTCAATGGCAGAGACAAGCCACTGATCGTGTCAGGCAAGCGTCACCGTGTGGATGGCTCAGTCAATCCCAACTACCTAGTGGTGCAGTACCTAGCTGACTATACAGGCAGCAACATCAACACGCCCATTGGCAAGTATGTGATTGCACATGGTCGCTACACAGTGATAGCTGGTGTGTCACATGAACCGAATGACCCAGCGAAGGCCATCAATGATGGCATCATCTACATCAGTAGTGTGGACACCAGTGGCACATGGCTAGGTGATCCTGCGCCCAATGATGCTATCAGGCTAGACCTAGGCCCACGTGTGTCCATTGGTAGTGCAACCATAACAGGGATGGTAGCGTATCGTGATAAGCTCCTCGTCACGTTCGAACGTGGCGTATTGCCTCTCAACCTCGGAGTATACGACGGATCATCGCCTGCTAAGCACACGCCAACTGATGATGGCTTCGTTGAGGAGTTTGGATGTCTTAGCCACCGCTCGCTTGTATCTGTGGGAGACGACACATTCTTCAACGATAATGTGGGCGTCAACTCGATCAGTCGGATCAATGTCTTCAACACACTGCGACCAGTGAGGATCAGCCATCTCATTGATCCGCTGATCACTGACATGCTGCAAGCACTGACGACACAGCAGATTGCTACGCATGTGTTCGCAGTCTACGACATCCGCAACTTCCGCTACATGCTGTTCATCCCTCGGTATGAAGGTGGTGTCATAGCTGAGACCATCTGCTTCAGTTATACGAACATCCCTACGCTGAAGGTGCAGGCATGGGCACGCCTACGTGGCTGGGTGTGGCAGTCTGCATGTAGGACGGCATTGCAGAACATCATCTACAGTCGTGGCAACAAGCTGTATGCCTACAACTTCGACAGTGAAGTAGGCACAGACCGCTACATGGACCCTGCTGTGAATGCAGGCAAGGGAGAGAAGATCAGGTTCGAGTGGGAACTGCCATGGGCTGACTTCAAGCATCGCATGGACATCAAGTACATCAAGTACATCGCATTCGACACGCAGGGCAGTGCATCATTCACTATAGAGGCGTATGTCGATAACATCGTCACCTACAGAGGTAGTCGTGTGCCGATGCTCAGCATGGAGTTCGTAGGTAGCGATGCAGGTGGCTACGGTAATGACCTGTATGGCGACTCACCGTATGGTGGTGGGCGTAGGACACGTGACGAAAGGACGTTCGGCTACAACACTAAGTTCAAGCTGTTGAAGCTACGCATCGTAGGTGAGACAGACAGACAGTTGCGTATCATCAGCATCTCGATTGCATACCTACGTGGTGGGATCAGGAGATAGCCATGGCTGAGATTACACACAACCTACGGCTCAATGTCCCTGCATTCGACCAGATGCCATGGGATGTCGATGTCAACACCAACTGGCTGATACTGGATGCCACAGTAGGCATGTTCGCAGCCATACCCAACTTGGTTGGGTCGTGGAAGAACGCTACTACGTATGGCTACGGCATGTCAGTGATCGATCCTGCTGACAGTGGTATCTGGCAGTGCATCCAAGGACATGTGAGTACGGCTGCACCACAGTCGTTTCTACAAGAGCGCATCCAGTACCCAGGTAGGTGGGTGCAGACTACACAGGGAGCACAGTTCTACGCACAACAGGCAGCAGCTAGTGCATCAGCAGCAGCGGCATCAGCAGCAGAGGCAGCAGCGGCTGCTGGAGCAGGTGCCAACGCACTGCTGAAGACTGGTGGCACAATGACTGGTTACATTGTGTTGCATGCTGATCCTGTCTCTGCCTTGCAAGCTGCAACGAGACAGTATGTGGATGCACGTGTTGGCGGCTCAGGCTTTCTACCACTGACAGGAGGCACACTGACTGGTGCACTGTATGCAGGTAGCACTGGCATTGGCTACATGAACGTCGTAGCCGCAGATAGACATCTGTTCTCGTTCGGTTGGAATGGCACTGCCTACTTAGCAGTCAATGGTACATACATTGGTATCATAGCCACACGTGAGTTTCTCAATGGTGCATACCTACCACTGACAGGTGGATCACTCAGCGGCAGTCTCTACGTGGCTGGTGAAGTAACAGCCAATGCCATATACAGGATTGGATTGAGTGGGGCGTACTTCTATTCCAATGCCAATGCTACAACCATACAGATGGACAGTGGTGGATGGAACTTCACCTACAATCGCAGCACTGGATCACTGACATACTACCGTGGCGGTGATGCACTGAACCTATGGTATGTGGATGGCAGTGGAAACGGCTTCAATCGTGGCGGCTACAATGCAATCGGCAACATAGTATCCAGCAGCAATCTCTACGCACGTGGCGGCACGTTGTTTGTCGGTGCAGGTGATCGTGCTTCCTTTGTGTCTGACAATGCCAGCTATACAGATTTGCGGTTCCTTGACAGCTACAGATTTCAGTTGGCTTGGGGCACAGGCAATCTGCATTGGATGCGTTGGGATAGCACGATCCTGATGACATTGGACACTGGTGGCACAGTGCATTTCCTCGGTGATGTCAATGCAGGAAACAATGCACGTGTAGCGAACACCGTATCATGTGTTGGTGGCAGCATGTGGTTCGGCACTGGTGGTGATGGCCGCATTTGGAACATGGCACAGGACTGGTTCTGGGAGTGGTCAGGTGGTAGCGGCAATCTGTATTGGCACTACCCAGGTGGCATCCATTTCTCTATCCGACAGAGTGATGGAGCACAGGTTGGTAACGACCGTGCAGGTATGTATGGATACGGTGTGTATGCCAACCTCTCAGATGAGCGCATGAAGACGGACATCGTGCCATCAGTCTATGGTCTTGACGACATCATGAAGCTAGAGCCGATTGCATTCAGACGTATCAAGGCAGCGCATGATCGTGAAGAAGTAGGCTTCTCAGCACAACAAGTGCAGAAGGTCATACCACATGCAGTACATGAGGTCTACGAGGAGAGCCATACACTCGGTGTGGCACTCGATCCCATCGTCGTAGCATTGGTCAATGGGATGAAGCAGCTAGCACAGCGTATCGAACAGTTGGAGAGCAAGTGATGGAGCCGCAGCGTATCGAACCGAACACGCCACTGAGTGTCACTATGACAGCAGCCGAGTGGGAAGCTGTCATTGCAGTACTACGTAAGGCACCGTATGAGAGTGTTGTCGGTGCTATACAAGCTATTGTTGGCCAGTGCATGACAGGTGCGAGTGCGTCATCAGTCACTAAGCAGGAATGATAGGACTGATGTAGGGATGTATCCCTACCCCTAGGATGCTATTCCTTCTGCTTCTGGCTGCGCCCGCAGAACGAAAGCATCAAACAAGATGAGATACCACATGGCCTCCCCAAGTCAAGTCCCATTAGTATACATTCGATGCGTATAGAGCCAGTCCGCCATGATACTGTGGCCCATGCGGTACAGTTGGGGAAGGAGGTCATCGAGCAGTCCCAGCTAGGGATCATCGGCCCCGACTTCGACTGGGACCATTCGCTGGCCACGGTGCGATCATACATCGATAACCCTAACCAGTACATGCGTCTCGCAGTGGATGATGACGGTAGTGTGCTAGGCTTCGTAGGTGGACGTGTAGTGCAGTTCTTTCACAGTCCACAACTGATGGGTGTCGAGGATGTGTGGTATGTCAGAGAGGGAGTAGAAGGCAGAGCCAAGATAGGCATGGCACTCATGCGTGGCTTCGTCAGTTGGGCACTGGATGCTAAGAAGGCGTTGTTCGTACAGAGCGGTGATGTAGCAGGCATCAACAGTGAGGCAGTGTGGGCACTGTATAACCACATGGGCTTCACTAGGTTCGGTTCCATCTACAAGTACACTAGGAGGACGGTGTGATGTTCACAGATGGCGGCCAGTTGGACATCATGTCCTTCATGGGTGTGCGTGGTGGTGGTGGTAAGGGAGGTGGTGGAGGTAGTGCGCCTCCTCCACAGGGTAGGACGTATGTCGATCCAGTAGATGGCACTGTGTTCACTGAGACACAAGAAGAAGCTGCGTATGGTGTTCCACAAGGACAGCGACGTACTGTCGATCTGTACAACGAACACATCACCAACCGCAAGGCAGGTGAGAAGACAGCATCCGATGCTGCCATCAAGAAGGCTGCTGATGACAAGACAGCAGCACACAACACGTGGCTAGGCACACGTGACACTGCATACAATGATGCACTGACCAATGTGAAGAACACCTTCACCAATGCAGGTCTCGATCCGACTGCATACATGGATCAATACATCAATCCTGCACTGACCAGTGCCAAGAACACCATCATGGACGATGCACCTAATCCTGCATCTGCATTCAGTCCCACACTCGGTGAGACCATACTTGGCAACGTCACCAGTGGTGCAAGGACTAAGGCTCAGACTGCCTTCGACAACACCTTCAAGACAGACTACACCAACACACTGTTGCCTGACACTGGCTTGGCTAGCAATGTCAATACACTGCTGGATGAGCAGTTCAATCCGTTGTCACAGCAACTACAGAATGCACTAGGCCGTGGCACACTGAGCCAGACAGGCTACGATGCTGCACTCGGTACACTCGGCAGTAAGCGTACTGCTGCGTATGGCACAGTGAGTGACCTAGGCAGGAACATACTGAATGAGGACCGTGGTTACATCAATGACATCATCGGTCAGGGTCGCACTGCCATCTCTAGTCTGAAGCCCAACCAGACATTCGATCCACTGACGTATGACACTCAGGCTAGGAGCAGAGCAACTGCTGAACAGGGATCGTTCGGTGGTGAACTACGTAGCAAGGTAGGCAACAGCAAGTTCGTAGACCTCAGTGAGTTGTTGAATGCAGGTGGTGCTGCACAGGGTGCCACTGGTGGAGCAGCTAGCAACACAGGTGCAGGTGGTCTCGGACTGACACCTGCTGAGGAGGAAGCGAAGAAGAACCGTGGCCTCGGTAACACAGGTGCGTTCTAGTGATCGCTAGAGAGTATCTGCTAGGTGCAGCCACAGAGATGCATGCACTGATCCTTGGCTACTATGCAGACACAGAAGCACAGGAAGGCATCCCACCACTGAAGATGGACTGGGTGTTCTATGCTAACTTAGAGCAGCAGAACAAGCTGTTCATCCTTACTGATAGGGATCAGGTAGGTGAGCTACGTGGCTTTGCCATGTACATCCTGGGCAACCATCCACAGCATGCAGGTATGCCGTTCGCACTGTGTAACACGTTGGCAGTGGCTACGAGACACAGAGGTAGAGGCATAGGGACGCAGCTAGTGAAGGAAGCGATCCACTACCTTAGAGAGATGGACATCAAGATGATGGTGCATGGCCATCGCACTGTGTACGATGCTAAGCCACTGTTCCCTAGACTGGGCTTCGAACTGATCGAGCACATCTATATGAGGATGCTCTAACATGGCACTCGCTACAGCCGCTGCCATTGCGACCATTGCTGGTGCTGGCGTAGGCATTGGTAAGTCATTGTTCGGTG